CTCGATGACATCCTTCCGGAACTTCAGTGTGAAGACTTCTCCTTGATTGGGATCCACGTAGTATGGGCGCACGAAATGCAATTTTTTGCCGTGGTAGAAAACCTGTGAGTCGAAATCGTTTTTGAGATTCTCGATAGCCCTGGCGATCTCTATATGTTCGAACTCAAGCTTCTCTTTGATGAAATGCGTGGAGTTTATATCGTCCACCACATCGCCGGCGGTGATCTGTTTCAGTGCATCAAACACGCTTTTGTACTCCAGCGTCGCGTTGATCGACTTTTCCATGATCTGCCAGGCTTCGTCCATACACTCAATGGTCAACGGTGTGTTAGGAGAAATTTTGTAAACATATCCTTCAAACTCCGTGAACAATCCCGTGGATAGATACCCGAGCCGGATCAGAACCGGATCTCCGTCAGAAAACGTATTCCCCGTGATCCCTTTGATCAGCGGAAGAAAGATAAACGCCTTCTGAAACAAGTCGTCCTGGTCTTTGATGATCAGCACTTTGGCTGCTCTCGGTGTCTTTTCAGATGAGACCGTTTTCCCGCCGATCATTATTTCCTGAACAGGTATCAGCATTATTCAAAATCCAGAATTTCGCCATCTTCCAACAGTTGCAGAGAAACCGCCTGCGCGTCCGAACCCTGAGGTCCCGGAAACGATATCCGCTCCAAAACAACGTAAATGATCCCGAGGCTGGAACAGAGATTCGAGTAGATTATCTGACGCTTGTTCTGATCGAACAGGTCTTTGATTTTCTCCACCCATTCCTGGATCCCCGAAAACTCATCGATGCCCAATCCGAACGGATCGATTCTCTGTAGCTCATCCGGAGTGAAGACTGCCTCAATGTTGATGATCGCGTCCTCGGTCTCCATGTATTCCTTCACTGTGCCGCGCCTCCCCGGTACCTTGGTTTTGACGATGTTTTTCCGGAACGAGACAGAGATGATCGGCTCAAGCGGAAACGTGAAGTCTCCGATTGAAACCTCTTCCTGTCGGCTAAGAAGTCGGCTGATGATTGGCATTATTCCTTCCCACGGACATTGATCAGGTTCGTCGCCAGTTCATTCAGATCGGCCGCATTAACAACAGCTCGGACGATGTCTTCCCGGACACCATCCAGTAGCTTCTGAACCTTTATTTTTTCCTTCGCGGCCCGGATGTTCCGGATAGCCGCGTCAATCTGCGTGACCGTGTTTCCACCGATATCGAATGCCCCAACATCCAAAGATTCACCGTCAGGATACGCCGATGTAGCCCCGAAGTCGGTTATCACCCGAACGAAAACAACGACATTGTCTTCAGGTTTGACTTCGAAGGAAAACACTTCAGAAGTGTTGTCAACCCGATAAGAATCCCCGGCCCAGGTTTTCATGGGGAAATGGATCCGCTTAATGTCCAGGGCCGCTGAATCCGTAACAACGATCGTCAGCCAGTCCCACGGATCGAACTGAGGATAATTGTCGAAATATTCCTGGCTGACGTACACAACAGCAATTTCATAAGCCAGGACCTCTGCTTCGTCGTCCGGGATCACTTCGCCCCAGGTAACCTTGCACAGGTATTTAAACTCGATGTCGTCAAGTGTTTCGTTCTCGACAAACGATGCTTGAGCGGTCCTGGAAGCGATCGCTGAATCTTTGTTGTCAACGTTCGTCTGCAGGAAAGCGGCCTGTTCGTCCAGGACCGTCGTAACCGAGTCAGTTGGTAATCCGGCCCCGTTCCCCAGCTGGACCTGCGTCGCGTATCCGCGATTAACGATCGAATCGCGTAGCTTTGTTATTTCTGAGTCTGCCATCATGGCTGAACGGTCCGCGAATCCGACAATCGCTTCCCTGGCGACCAGCAGATCATAATATCCCCCGATGGCGTCCGCGATCAACTGCTTCTGATACGCGGTTGTTTGTATAGCCGCGAAATCGACGATCGCGGTTTCAAGCGTCGTTTGCTTGGCCGGGTTTTCCTGAAATTTCGAAACGGACAGTGCGATATTAGACACTAACGGAAGGGCGTCAGCGTTTACAACATGCAAAAACTTCGCAGAAGCCTGCGTCAACGGATACGGGACAGCCGGAACGCGGCGGTCGGTGTAGACCGGGCCAGTTGCACGTTGATAAAGCAGCAGCGCGGTCGCCGGCACTTCAGGTTCCGTGTCATACCGGGTCAGCGTCGCCGTGTACGTTCTGTAAATGTCTTCAGGAAGTCCCGAAACAGGGTTTACTCTCGATTCACTATCAGAGAACGATACAACGAGCGCCCAGAATCCATCCTGGGACATCGTGCCTGGAGAAGTCGTGAATTCAACGTAGAGCCCGTCCACGATCGCTTTACCAGCCGCAATAACACCGGCAGACTGAGAGAATCCTTCAAATGTGCCGTTTCGCCATTTGTAGCGGTTCCCGTCGATCGTCTGCTTCACGATTGAATCCTGAAGGAAAGTCAGATCGTCAGTGTAAAACGGCTGCCCGCTGTATGGATTGATCCTGTTCATGTCCTATCTCCGTTTTTCAGTTGCGCCGAGCACGATGTTTACCATACTGTCTTCCAGATCCTTGTCGTCAAACGACGATGCTGTCGTATGAATGATTGTGTCTCCCATGGTAACAGTTGTGGACCCGCCACCGCCTGCCGCCGCTGCAAAATTTGCTCCGCCAGCTCCGCCGGCAATGTCCGGGATCTTCGGACCGTTGGCCAGACCAGCAGCTTTTTCGATATTTGTCCTGAGAGTATGTAGTTTACCACCACTGTCTACGATATGATCAAACAGCTCAGTAACCCCGAGTTCACGAAATAGAGAAGCAACTGAACCAATTAGCCACTTAATAAAACTTCCGATCGCCTCCACGATTTTGAAAAGCCACGGAAATTCCGTGTGAAAATATGTGAACGCTTTCTGAATTTCCTGGGTGAACTCTCCCCAATGCGATATCAAATACCGGATCGGAATGATCGCGAATTGAAGCATTTCCCAAAATGTTGAAAGAACAGGCTCTATCCATCCCCAAAACACCTTAACACCATCGGTGATCTCATCCCAATACTTGATTACGAGCGCGAGCGGACCCAGCAGAAACCAGAGGTTCTCCCATGTCCACGTGACAGCCGGCTCAATCCAGGACCAGAAACGCTGAACGGCGCCGGAGATATCTTCCCAATAGACAAACATCACACCCAGCAAAGCGATGACCGCAGCAATCCCCAAAGCGATCCAACCCCCGGGACCCATACTGGCTAAAGTCCCTGAGGCGCCAAACAATCCGGTAACATTGTCCAGAATAGTTTTGATGGATCCGCCGATGTAGAGAATCGCTCCACCTAACCCGAGAGCCGCGGCGCTGATTGCAGCCACCGCGCCCGCGATTCGAACCAGTTCAGGATGCTTCTCAGCCATTGCCGTGATTCGTTCGACCACCGGTGTGAACCACTCGGCCATGGTTTTGAGACCAGGGATCAACGCTTTTCCTATGGTCTCACTCATCAGACCCAGAATGTTTTTGGTTACCTCCATCAAACCCTTCGAGGTAGAGATTCGGACGTTGAATTCTTTGATAACACTCCCGGCGTACTGAGTTTCATCACCGGCAATTCCCATGATCTTGTTGTAGGCATCCATGTTGCCGGTGATCAGTGCGATATCATCCGACCACTCCTGCCCGAAAAGAAGACCGGCCGTCATCGCACGTTTTTGCTTATCCATGCTGGCTAACTTTTTCAGGAAACTGTCGAGGGCGCCGTTCGCGTCTTTCCCGATCGCAGTCTGCAGGGCTGTAGCATTAAGCCCCATCATTTCCAGACCTTGTTGGAATTTTTTTCCCTGGATCGTCGCCGACTGCATTTTCTGAAGCATAACACCAATCCCGCGGCCGGCAACCTCCGGAGGCTTACCCATGGCGATAAAGTGCGCCACCAGCCCGGCGACCTTTTCATCCGTTAGACCGAACTGGCGCGAAACACCTCCGACACGGCCCAACGCTTCAACAATACCAGGCGCTTTTGCTGCAGTGTTGTCAGCGAGAAAGTTGATCAGATCGCCGAGCTTCATCAGCTGCTGTTGCCCTTTTTCCGTGAACGGGATCTGAAACACATTGGACATTCTGGCGACGCTCTCGCCGGCAGCCTGAGGAACTATATCCCACGCTGTAGCGAACATCGCGATCGACTCGGTAAAACCGGCCAACTCATCAGGGCCTTTAACACCGAGTCGCCCGATCTCAGATGCGATTTCAGCCAGACCGGTTTTCGCTATTGGGATCCTCTTTGACATGCCACTCAAAAGCGTATCGAGTTTACTCATCCCCTCAGGATTCAGATCCGTTACCTTCCGGATGTCCGCGAACACTTCTTCGATCTCTATTGCCGGTTGAACCAGGTCCCACAGTCCCCTGGATGCCGTCTTGAAACCTTGAAGCATGTTCATTCCGGCCTGCTGCAACTGCGGTCCGCTGATCACCCGTTCCAGGCGTTCAGCGCCGGCAACGACCTGGTTCATATTGGTGTTGACGGTGTTCAGGACTCTTGAGGCGCCATCGGTGGCGCGAACCAGTATGTCAATGTCGCGATCTGGCATTATCCAATCACCTTGTAGTGAATGATCATCTGTCGTTCCAAGATTCCACCGTTGTCGACCAGGTTGGTTACCTCAATCTTTTTGACGGCCAACGAGCGGCCGGCTATTTTCCTGTTAAGTGAGTTCAGCACCTTGAATACAGGAAGGTCGTTGATGTTTGGTGCCGCATCCTGATTTTCGAAAGTAAACCTGTAGCTTTTCACCCCATCAACATTCGGATCGAACATCACAGCGAACTCCTTTTCAGACCATGCAAGCCATTTTTTCGCGTCTGCTGTGATATCTGTCATCATGCCCCCGGATCCCAGGATCCGCCATTAATTGTTATGTTGTCGGCGTTGACGGTATCCGTCAACGTGGTTCCGGATCCGTCCGTATGCGCCCAGTGATTAGTAATCCCCGCGGGAACGTCCGCCGGGTCCACCTCGTAATCGGTGATTTCCTGCGCCGTCGCCAGGGCCCCCTTCATGACCCAAATCGAACGAGTCCACATGTCGGCGTGATTCCCGCCGCCGATGTCGTCATCCCTTTCTGCGATCCACAGTGAATCGTTAGCGTTGATTGCGTTCGCAGATGCTGAGCTTATCGAAATTAACGCCGTGGTTGTGTCGTCCACCTTCAGCGTCGCGTTGCCGTCCCGGTCGACGTTAACGACAGCCGTATGCCAGGCAGTCGTGGGATTCGATAGCGTGATATCCGGGCTTGTGATGTAATTCGTGTTGTCTATCCGGATGACAGCCCTTAATTTCTGGGTGTCTGTCCAGTAGATTAACCATCTGTCAACCCCGTCGGAGCAATCCATCAGGAACATAAAGCTGGCCGGTGTGGACGCTAACTTGAAAGACATCCCGAAACTGAAATCATTGGTCCCAAAATCGAAGCGCGTTGAATGTGCGGCCACGCCGTAGTCGCTTTCTGAAGCCGTCCATCTTAACGGTACAACCGAAGAGGTCGTCGTCTCGGACCCGGACAGCGGGGCTGTCTGCTTGTAATTGATGTCAGGACCGGATCCACGGTAGGCATACACTTTGAAGGAATATTCCGTGCCGGAAGACAACCCGCTGGCGGTAAAATTCGTCCCCACTCCAACAAACTTTACAGTCCCGTCGCCAAGCGCTTCATCTACGTTATACACCGTTCCGTCTGACGGGTCCGTGGTTGGGGCTGATCCAGCTTTCATTACGACGATGTATCCATCAGGTGTCGGCGATCCCGTTGAAGCCGTCCAGGAAACGTCGGTCGAATCCGTATCGGTGTTGGCAAACTGAAGATTTGTCGGGTTGTTAGCGGGTTCAGCAACGGGATCCGTCGCCTGATTTCCCGTGAGTGGTGTATCTGTCTTGTAATTTCGCTGAGATCCTGTGCCGTTGTAGCTGAATACCGCGAAATGATACGTCGTGTTCGGGTCCAACCCGCTCAAGATTTTCGAAACAGCTGAACCGGAATGGACCACAGTCGAACTCCCGATCGTGTTTCCTTCAGTATACGTCACACCGTCTGAAGGTTCTGATGCAACAGCCGAGTCGGCACGCATCAGGACGAGGTATCCATCAGCTCCTCCAGCTGCCGCAGTCCAATCAATAGTCATTCCGATTTCGCCGATGGAAGAAAACTGCAGGCTCGTCGGTTGATCAGTGGGTTCATCAGCGAGTGTCGGGGCTGTGTAAACCGCGCCCACCTGAAGCCGGTCCGGGTCCAGAATGAGATGGCTGTTTTCCTGCCACCATTTCACTTTCCGGAGGTTTACCAGCTTTGGATCCAACTCATCGACCGACGGAATCTCAAGGACAGTGCCCGGGTCCGGCGCCATGCTGGCGTTTTCAGCAGCTATTCCGTTCCTCGTCGCTACAATCTGCCACGCTCGGACGTCGCCAAGCGTCAGAGCAGCTACCCTGAATAGATTGTCACCTTGTCGAACCACGTATTTCATTCTTCGGTCACCTGTTTCATGAATTCGAAATATTCCGCCATCTCCTGGGTGAGCTCATCCATGTCGGTGTCTTTTTCCTGGAGTTTTTCCGCATAGAAATTATCGTTGTGGCTGTTTGTGAACCACCCGGCACCACCAGCGCCAATGATTAACGGAATGACGATTTTCAGGATCTCTTTCAGGATCCCGGTGAGGTTGTCACCGATCTCCAGCTTCATGGCCAGGATACCTTTGTCAAAAGGAAAATGATGGCTGTCACCAAGCCGCCAACGATAGGGATAAACGTCATAATCAGGGTGGCGTTTTTCCCGATTTTGGCCTGGAGTTTGTCCAGGTTTTCGGGGGCCTTGCCCATGGCGTTCCAGATAATCGATTTAAACTCTTCGGAATAACGGACGTTCACCTGTCTGATTTCCTTAAAGATCTCACTGTTTTTTTCAGAGATCTTTTCCAGTTGGGTCAGGATTTTCCTGTCAATATCGATCAAATCCCGGATCATCTGCTCGATTTTTTCATCCATAAATCTCCGCCTTGTCTCACCGTTTTTTTCTGTGGATGGCGTCACTCTTTTTTTCCTCCTGGCGCCATCGTTAGCATTGTTGTCTTGTCTTTGGACCCCTTGCTTGATCCAAACCAGTAGGCAATCACAGCCACGAAACCCGTGTTGGCCAGCGTGGCCATGAGCATATAAAGCACACCGCTCGAGTCTTTCGGGACGCCGTTAATGAGGCAAATCCCCAACATTGTGAAAAACCCGACCACCAAAACCCACGTCAAAACATAGAGATTAACGTCGCTTTTGCCCGTGGCGCGTTCGTGTTCAATCTGACGTTGCCTGGCGTTCTGCACGTCCGCCAAATATGCCTGCGTTTCCTGAAGCTGGATCCGCTCAAGATCAACCTTGTGTTCCATCTCAAACTTCTGCAGTTCCACGTACAGTTCCGGATTAGCTTCCAGCATCGAGATTATCTCATCCTCAGAAGCATCCGGACCCAGACCAACCATGTTGGCGATGGACTGTCCAACCTTCTTCCCGGCACCGCCGGCGACGACCGATCCCAAGAGTGGCAGCCCTTTGCCCACGAGCACCTTTCCAAGGCTTTTAAGACCGTCTACGAGACCCATGTTTTTTCCCGCCTTCCAGTTCTTTTACGAAGTGCAGTTCAGCCAGCAACCGAACAAATGTTTCGCGATCCACGTTTTCAGGATCGATCCTGTAGTAGTATCGGATCAGGGCCTTGCCCCGGATCCACGGAGACGTCTTCAGGAGGTTTTGCCACTTCCTGAAGCTCTTACGAAAAAAGCTTCCTGCACTCCCATCAGATCAGCCAGCGCGTTGGAAGCGTTCATTGGCAGCGCCGGATTCTTCTTGATCAGCTCCCGGACCGCATCTGCGTCTTCAGCCAGGTCAATCAGCAGCTGCTTGTTCGCCTGGTAAATATTCCTGCTCGCCCGCTGAAAATAGGCTTCAAAATGCTCTTCCTTCGGCTCTTTGACGGAGATCTCAGTTTCTTTGACCTTGATAACTCCCGCGCTTTCTTTGGCGGTTTTTACCTCGCTCATGGCGTTTTACTCCTCTCTAAAGATGTAGGTGATGCCTGCCGGCCGGGATTTCAAAACCTTCCGTTTGTGTTCGGCCGTCACGACCGGCGTCGTCTGAATTACTGCAAAAAATGTCCCGAAGGACTTTTTCATCAACGTGAATTTTTTAAGCTTCGCATATTCTCCGGTAGCGCCCTTCTCAACCAGGTGTGGAACCAGGGCGACCCCGGCGAAGTCTTTTCTGAACAGCTGAGTAGAAAAATCATCACCGTCTGTAATCGTAACCGAATAACCTTTGGCATCGAGGTAATTCTTGATTTTCTGATCCGTCGGCGCAATCTGAGCCTGTTCTATCACATCGTCATAAAAAGCCTGGAAGCTGCTCACGAACATCGAAATTGAATCGAACACAACCTCCAGAAGCTTTGCAACACGCGTGTTCCGGAGAACAGCTGGAAGCAGCTGTCTGAAAAAATCATCAAAATTTTGCGTGAAGGTTGCCATTAATCCCTACTGTTCAAAGAACCAGGCGTGCGAGCCCTGGCGAATCAGTGTGACAACCCCAAGCGTGACGTTCCCTGGGGCCACGTTTTCTGACGGAGTTACAATGTAAAAATCCGACAGCTGAGCGTTTTCATTCAACACAACCTGAATCAACCTGGATAGCACAACACCCTCATGGAAAGCCAAATTCGTGAAGAAATCTGTGATCGACGTATCGATATTCGTTTCAATCTCGGCCTGTGAAAGGCCGGAACTCTCGGAGATCTGATACACAGCGTCAATTTTTACTGTCTGCGAAGCCATCTGTTGACATCGAATTGGAAATCCAAGCAGCTTGATCCCATTGATAATCACCTGCAGCTGTCCGATTCTGGTTGCCGTCGGGATCCCGTTGCCGGCCAAAAGAGGGTAAAGAACGAGACCGTGGCTGGTTTCGTCATGATAGACCGTCACGATGTCTGACTCCTGAAGCAGACGTTCCTTGTAGAAACCGATCGTACCTTCTCTGTGAAGACTCAACTCTGCTTCGATATCGGTTTTCGCCCGTTCAAAAAATTCATAGAGACGGTGAAGTCCGGTTGCGAAGATCTCAAGGATCAGTTTCCAGATCGACGTTTCAGATGTGCTGGTCAGTTCCGGAAGCAGCTCATCCTTTTTAGTCTCCAGATCCTGATATATCTCATCAAACGTTTTTTCAGCCATTGAGCTCTACCTCGATTTCGAACTCGTTATCTTCGTTTACATTGAAGCGCGGCCGTCCTTTCAACCCCAAGATGTCAAGATTCAGCTTTACTCGGCGCTTCATTTCCTGGACTTCACGAGAATCGATATCGGCGTTAATCATCCGCTTCAATCCAATCCCAACCATCGGAGCAAAAAGCCAATCGCCCGGATCCGTGTGCAGAGCCAGGCGAACGTCTTGAATATTGAGCGGACTGTCGGACAGTTTGGCAAAATCACCACTCTCGACGGCGAGCTCGAATGCCGTATCCATCTTTAGGTCAGTCATTTGACATCACACCTCAAGGGAGCCGGGTTCGGTACCGGGACCGCGATTGAGGCGGCGCTAACAACGACCTGACCCGGAGGGATTGTGATCTCGAGGTTTTCCACTATCGCGCGCGCGAGCGCGTTGGCAAAATCATCAGGATCCTCGAGTTCTTCCAACGCCGCTTTGATAACAGATCCGGTCAGTGCCATTTTTTTCTCCTACAAAGTGAAAGTCAGAACGAACCCCAGAACGTCGCCCACGGTGTCCCAGAAATATCGCGCCCACCAGGACAGTTCCCCAGGCGCTGGAATATTTTCGGAACCAAAGTCCTTGAATCCAGCCCACCGATGTTTCCTGGTCCCTTTAGATAATCGTACCAGGAACTGAACCACCTCAAGAAAAAACACTATTGCAGCAACGATCGGGGTTATGCTGACGCCATAAGTCGTCAGAAAGAACGCGTGAACACGGCCGAACAGTTCTCCTCCAACGATGTGCCAGGCCACCCAGCGATTGTTCAGCACTGCTGCTTCATGAATCTGAATCAGGATGCTCATGGTTTCGCCTTCACGGTTTGGGATCCTCGAAACGGTGCGCCGGTTACGAAGCACGCCGGCTGTGTGATTACGGTAAGAACACCCCCGTTGGCGCCCTTTCCCAATTCCACGGTTCCCGCCGCATCCAGTTTAACATTGCCATCGGTCTTGATCTCGGTGTTGCCGCTGTTTTCGATCATGATGTTGACCGCTTTTTTGATCGTGACATTGTCGCCGGCTCCAATTTCAACCGTAAACCCGGATTCTTTTCGGAGAATCACTTTTTCAATCTCAAGACATCTTTGAATCACCGGAAGATCCCGCCTGCCGTCAACAAACTGAATCAAAACAAAAGATCCGACTTTCGGCAACTCAAAAAATCCGAGATCGTGATCCGCGTTAAGAGATCGGATCCGGACGTCCTTCAATTCTTCTCCTTCATCATCCGGGAGCACATTACAAGTGACTGCGGTTTCGTCCACAGATTGAACGACACCGGTGATGTGTGTATCGGGAGCGCCCACGACCTCACGGATCGCATCGAGAACGTTACGCTTTCGGTTCATGTGCCAACTTCTTTAAATGCCAAAGATCAAAGCTCTTTGATCAGACCCATAATCTTAAACTCAACATCGACGGTGACCTCGGTGTCACCCTGGGATGCGGATTTGCTCTTCTTGGTGAAGACACAGTCGATCAGTGTGTCGATCGACAGGGGTTGGTCGTCATTCTTGTAGGAGACAACGATCGGGAAGGGTGGAATCCTCAAGATGCCGCCAACGGCTGCCGCAGCGGCTTTGAGATTGTTATATTCGTGAAGCAGGAGTGTCACTTTTCCGGCGGCTTTATGGTTGCCCCGCCCGTAGCCGATTGGTTTTGTGCCGCGGCCATAAACCTCGTTCTTTTCGCCCTCTTCATCATACTCGATGTCGGTGATTCCTTCGAGTGCCAGGCCCAGGACATTGACCTTGATGGATTCCCAGTCGTAGAGTTGACCGTTGATCATGGATTTTTAAGCTCCTGGTTTATGGCGTTAGAGCGCCGGGTTCTTCAATGCGAAACGCAGATTGATCACGCGCGAGACAAAGCGCGGTGTAATGGACACATCGACATTGATTTGCGACGTCCCCAGAAAATCCTGCCCCGGATCGATAACAACCATTCGGTCCATCGCTGTGATTTCCTGGGCCGCAATCATTCGATTCAAAGGGACTTCACCTTGAGCTTCCAGCTCCGCGAGAGCTGACAACAAATCATCGCCGGATGCGGGAAAGTCAGCGTTCAGATTCGGAAGCATCGCGGCTCGGACTTCACGTATCGCTTTAAACACTGTCCGGACTGTCTCAAGTTTGGCATAATCAGACCCAGCCGCCGCCAATGTGGGCGCATCAGTGATGTAAAATCCTGTGATGCCGGTGATTGTTCTCGCGGTGATGAACTTCGCGGTGTTCAACGTGTCAAGCTGCGCTTCGGTGTAAGCTTCAAACGTGGGATCCGGGGGAGCAATCGCAACGGCGTTTACGATCTGGTTGTACCGGACGTACCCGGGGTTACGCGACACTTTGCTTTTGCCAAGGATCCCCATCATGGCGCCGCCGGCGCGGCCGGTCCATACTTCTCCACGACCGTTCACAAAATCGACAAATCCTGCGGAAACACCAACGTACTTTGCAGCGCCCGTATAGGCGCCTGTGAGGGTTGTGATATAAGTCGCGGTGTCGGGCTCGGCTGCCACATCTTTGGCTTCCATCGTGAAGAAACTCGGACGATGACCTGTTAGCCAGGCATCGGCTTTCGTCTGCAGGCTCGCCACAAACGTTTCGGCTTGTGGTTCCGGGCAATACACCCCACGGATTTCCTCATTCGCAACGAGCGTGTCGATCGCGGCAAGGATATTCGTTGGAGTCGCATCGGTGGCTTTTACAAGCCAGACCTTTTGGGCGCCGTTCTGGATGGCTAACTCGCCATAGGCAGCCAGTGGGTTGTCAGGCACTTTCCCTGTGACGGTAATCGCGCCGAACTCATCCAGGATGTCATTGACGCTGGAGAAAGCCTTGGGTACATTGTCTGTGCCCTGGGCCGCGGTGGCTACGATCGCAAAAACGCCGTCCGTGTTCGGTCTGCCTAACCCGAGACCACCCTCTTTGATGGTTTCAACGACATTTGGAAGCATATCAGAAGTCCCTGAATATTCAGGTGAAAGTTAAACCCCGTTGGTTATGTATTCTCGCGGATCGAGATCACACCGTTTGCACGAAGTTTCGCCCGGCCGTAGTTGGACTGGATGACGATTTCGTCACGTCGTTTCGTAACGTTGTACGCCGTCCGCGCAACCAGCTTGAGCTGCATAACAGCAGCGGTGGATCGCTGCTGGTATGCAAGGAACGCGTTCTTGTCCTGGGTGCCGGCTGCCTGTCCATCGGCTGCCAGCAGAGGCACTGCTTCGGACTGCAGGACGTTAAATCCCAGGATCTTGCCGATCGTACCGTTTGTGATCGGGGATGCGGCCGGATTGAACCCGACCTTGTCCCAGCTGATGAATTGGTCGATCTTGAACAGCTGGGATTCCAACGCCGCGGTGATCGCAATGTATCGACGCATCTTCGAGAACTTTGCCTGGTTCAACTTCTGTCGAGCGAAGATGAACATGTTCAGGTTGATTTCCGTGAGACCGGTTCCGCTGCCAGCCACATCGAACACGAAGTGCTGGGAATCGGCATAGGCTGACGTTGCCATCACCTTGGCAACGTTTTTGTCGATGCCGAAGCGGATGACCTGTCCACCCTGTTCGCCGTACGCACGGATTTTGTTCACGTTTGCCTGTATGGCATCGATATTCTTGACACCGAAGGCCACGAAACTTTCCTGGTCGATCGGAATGTTTACGCTACTCTCATTGCCGAGCTCGTCAACAGTCGTGTCGCCGGTGGTTTGTTCGTCCAGCGTGTCCAGGACGGGAACCTCGACGGCCTCTCCTTTGTCCTGAACCAGGGGATCGAACTCACGCACAACGCTGTCGATGATCGACTTGTCGTCGTCGCCCTGAATGAAGGGCTTCTGTGCGTTTGCTGTCCAGATTGTTGGATTAAAAGCCATCTTTTCTGCTCCCGTGTTGGTTTATTGCTCAGGAAAAAACAATCGTTTTCTTAGTGGTTCGAACCTGCGAGACACTTCTGCAGGTACACCGCCTGGAGCTTTTCGTACTCCTGCGGCTTTTCCCCCGCAAACTTGATGAGCTGCTCGGGGTCATTCAGCATCTCCTCGAACCCGCCTGCCGGTGCGTTCGGATCGTCGCCAGTCTTGCGTTCCTTCGCGAGAGCCTGGACGCTGTCCTTCACCTCTTTCAGTGTGGATTCGATCGACGTGAACCGCTTTTCGACCGGATCATCACCGGCTTTGACGTCCTTGCCGTCATCCCCTTCGCCTTCGCTTTTCTTCAGGCCGTAGTTTTTGACCAGGCCCTGCTCGAAGGTTTCCAACTGGGTCTTGATGACACCGCCGATGGCTTCAAGGTTTTCTTTGGTGAGTTCCATGTCTTCGCCCTCTTTCTTCGGGTTATTTGATCCACCAGCGCTCTTGTCGATGCCGATGAGCTTATTCAAAGATTCCACACGATCCATGACCGCATCCCAGATCCAGTTTCCCAGCGTCCGTTTTGCTGATTCCTCAGCTGATTCAGCCTTCTGAATCCGTTGTGCCTGGCCGGCCATGGAAAATCCGGTAAGATTTCCGGCGTTGACCTGTTTGATGATCTCCGGATCCGAGATTTCAGCGCTTGCCCGCCATGCTCCGTCTTCACCAACCCAGGATTCCACAAAATCAACTCCATCAGCCTTCTTGAAGCTGTGTTGGACGTCGACGTTGCCGGCTTTCAGCCCCTTCATGAAGTCAAATGCTGCGCGCCTGATTGTATCCGGATCTGCGAAGTCGCCGTCAGTGTCTACTTCGTTCGGAGCGTAGACAACACCGGTGACTACAACGGAGGATTCGTTCTTGGTGATTTTTTCAAACGGAAAGTCAACTCGGAAGGAATCGTCGTCTTTCAGCGTCCAGTTACGCCTGTTTGCAGGCGATTTGACCAGGCTGATCCAGTCCACGACGAGTTTTTTGAGTTGATTTGGCATTCTGGCAGCCCCGTTTTTTTACTGCATGATACAAACGGAAACCGCAAAAACACCTATCACAGAGACAGGTAGGAAAATTTTTTATTCGTCGAGAAGTGTTTTTTCGATAAGAGGTAGGAGTAAGTTCACTGAATACGTGACTTGGATGGCTCTCGCAGAGGCGTAAATTTGAATCCTTTCCAGCTCAGAAACCGACACATTTTTTACGATTGTGAACGGTTTCGACTGCTGAAACTCGAATCCGGCTTCCTGACAAAAAACCATCAATGCCCGGTGAGCCTTGATAGACGGGCTCTCACAGATAGCTATTCCCATTTACACGATCCCGGCGATTCACCTGTCTCAGAGACAGGTTGAATGTGGATATGTTTTTTCAGCGCCGCCATCATTATCATTCAGCTTTCTGAATCCGTTGTGTTGCTACAGGCCATCAGAATCCTTCGCCATCGTCTGATTGTATCAATACCGACACCGGCGCGATCCATATCCATTGCCTCGATGAGTTTGACAATCTCGTCCAGCTCGTGAATCATTTGCTCCAGTGTTTCAGGTTTTTGTCTCATGCGACTCTCCGGATTGTAGTGCGGCATCGTCCGTGAAAAGGCGGTAGAAGCCCGTCGGGGATATCGTCCTCGTCTTCATACTCGTTTGGCCACGGCATGATTTCCTTGCTTTTATCGTGGTCACCTTCCTCCACGGCTGACAAATAACGGTCGATCCGATCTTTCGCGGCCTCAACACTAAACTCCTTCCCGGCCAGCTGCCGGCAGACAGCCGAGGTCCGGTCATCCAAAACAACTACCAAACGATATCTTTTCGTTCCGATTCGGTCCAAGCCTTGAATCTTCCCGATCTCTGACGTTCTGTTGACCGCGATCTGTGCGAAAAGATCCCAATAGGCTTTCTCGCCATACCGCTCCTTGAACGTTTGAGGTGTGAGAGACCCGTATTTCTCCTGGAGTTCTTGGGCGATCTTCCCACGGGTCCACCCGGCTTTGCGTCCATCAACCAACGTCTGCGACACCTCACGGAGCAGTTTTGAATCTTTCGCGTGACCTTTGATCCAGAACAGATTCGCCTGGTTCGTGAGTTTGATCGCGCGAGAATCCGGCTGACTCAAAGTGACGGATATTCCTGTCTGATCAATATCGGCGACCTCACCGTAGCCAAGCAGGTACATTCGCTCTGTGAGGTCCAACGCTGAGACCTCAATATCCCTGGCGAAGTTAACCCCGAGTTCTCGCCTGAGCAGCTTCAGATACTTCCTCTGATCCATGATGTTGAATTTCCCACGGACAGAAGACAGATCCGCGATCGCTGTCAAAAGGAAGTTTTTCTGACGGCCGCTGAAACCGTTGAACAGCAGTTTGTAGAGATCCCGGACGAGACGGTCCCGGGGATGAAGCTTCAGGACCGTCTCCAGGATGCCGTCAATGGCTTTGATTAGGCTTTTCGCTATCTTTTGCTGCATAGATAATCAATGCTCCGGGATTTTCCAGCTCCATTAGTTGATTCAGTGGAACCATGAACTTGATGAGGTTGAACGGGCTCTCAGTCAGAAAATCTTTCACTTCCTGCTGTTCCGTAACCAGGCTACAAATCAGACCCTCGTACGCTGAATAACTGTTGTTTTTCATCATCTGGTTCAGGAAGTTTCCGACGTCCGTCGCGGTCGGACGTCGAATCTGAAACATCTTCCCGTCCACCATAATCGAGCCGAAAGGGTCAGCTTCCGGATTCTTCGGACTTTTTCCCATCCTTACCCTTCTTCGGTTGATTCTCCGCGTTTCTCGGGCTCGTCTTGATCTTTTCGTCGTAGTCAGCATCCAACAAGCTTCCGAGCTTGTCGATCGTCTTGATCTTTTCGTCGTAGTCAGCATCCAACAAGCTTCCGAGCTTGTCGATGTGCCTTTTCGTGGACAGCTGACTGAATCCGTCTCGCGACAGCAGCTGCGGCATGTCACAGATGACTTTTCCGTCCAACTGCTTCAGCTCTGCGTGGACGTCTTCCAATGCCTTTCGATCCTTTTCGCTCAACATAGCTTTGATCCTTTCCAAGGTTTGTGTGATTATCAGGGGACGGGTCTGAATTCCCGGGCTCAGACCCATCTGCGCGGATCCCGGTCCCGCTTGGCCAATACGTCCCCGCCTTTTACAGATTGACTGTCGTCAGCTTGAGCGCCTTCTGCAGCAGCGCCCACAGCGTCGGATCCGGGTAGGGATCTGACTTTTCCGCACGCACGTGCACGTGACCAATGATCCCGCGGAACGTATCCATCTTCTGTGGACCGTAAAACTTTGCCGGATCCCCAGGCATCTGCCGCGGAATGTGCGGGTACTTCCTAAACAACGCTTCCAGAAGCATGATCAGCGCTGCAACCTGTGCCGGCTCATAGGCGTCAAAAATCTGGTAGTCCCGAAACGGTTGCGGAGAATGCCAGAGTTCCTGGCCGTCCGGTACCGGGCGATCGCCCCAACCTTTGAAGAACACGAGCTTTCCGTCCTTCATTCGAGCCGGGCCCTCACTCGCGATCTCAATTCCGATCGTGGTTCGCTCGTAATTAATCGCCGAGTACTGTGAGATCCATGAGCTGTAGATTCCAAGCTGATAGGCCCAGAATCCCTCGGATCCGAAGATGTCGTATACTTTGCCGCCGCGGTCAATAACGTATCTCGTTCCCTTGTACCATGGGACGTGCTTCGGATCTGCTTTTGCCTTTTCGATCTGGGCTTCGGCATGCTGCTGCCAATATTCGATCGAAGACACGGCGGACCCGCCAACCGTATGGTGCAGACAGATCCGATAAGGTGGTTTGTTGGTCTCGTGTTTGAAGACCTTCACCTTCTCCGGGAGTTTGTGGCCGAACACTTCATCCGGCGACAGATCCGGCAGGTCATCAACCGACCAACTCCTGTTCTTTGGCGCTTTCGGTTCTGGCTTGACCTCCGGAGCTTTAACTTTCGGCTCCGCTGTTTTAGCTGCGGCTTTGGTGCTCTTGGCTGTCATTTGGTTCTCCTGGTTAATTATGAACTCCGGTTGATTAACGTCGGACTATGTGTTTGACAAACGCTTCGATCGCCGGATCTGCGCCCTTCTCAAGCGCCCGGTCCATCCACGGATTTTTTCTCTGGCCGGCGACTGACTTCCGATAACCAATGCCAGGGATCCTGAGCGCCTTCGCTTTTCTCGGCCGGATCCGTTTACCGCGGATCCCGTGAATCCCGGTACCGAAATGAACAAACGGCGCGTAGTTTACGGTGCCGGGTAGTTGAGCTGGATCCACACCGACCGTAACCGACACAATGCCGGCGGACCTCTCCGGCTCGCTGACATGGTGAGATCTCCGGAGCGCGCCATGGTCTACCGGAACCTCATCCAGCGCGTAATCCAGAATCGCGTATCCGGCTGCTGTGAGCGCGCCTTCGATGTCAAGCTCGATTGGATCCCAGTTACCTTTCGGCATTATCGTGTCCTTCGTTTCGGTTTCGGCCGACGCCCGACGTGGTAACCTCCACAGAACTTGCAGTGGTAAATATCCACAGGGACCCGGCTTTTTTTCTGAGTGACATATCTTGCGCCTTGAGCAGCTTTCTTTGATTCAAACCGTTTCTTCCCCTCGCACTGCCGCCGGCGTATTCTCCGTCTGCTGGACACCTGCGAACCTCTTGTTGGTAAGAATAGCCCAGATCTTTGCGATCAAATTTGTTTCAGCATCGACCAACTGCTTCACAACAGTCCCTTTTGGCCGACGCGACTCCAAAGCTTTGATCTGCGCTTCGGACAGCGGGCCTTCAAACGATACCATCAGGAATGTCGTCTCTTTGGCTTTGTTAATAATCTGATAGCCGTGCATCATAGCACGTACCTGTGATGTCAATTTATCCTCCGGATCCCGCGTTTGGCGATCACAGCGAGAACGACTATCATCAACCACATTCCAATCACAAGAAAATCAGTTGCGTTCATCTTCCTTCTCCCCGAAAGTTTCCACCAGGATCTCCTGAGCCTCTCCGAGCGGATGAGCAGCTCCGCGCTGCTGGATGACTGTGACGTTGATTATCGGTTGGATGCCTTCGTTAGCGAGTTCACGGTACAGTTTCAACTGTAAATCGTAAAGGTCCTTCAACTCCATGCTATCCAGCGCGCCGGTCTTGATCTTCTTCTCAATCGCCCGGGTGACACGTCCCAGGTGTTTGCCGAACAGTTTAAGCTTCTCCTCCTTGCTGAGTTTGTATTTCGTGGTCAGTTCTTCCCACTTCTGGTCTTTGAGTTGCTGGATTTGGTTATCCAGTTCAACGATCCACGCATGTATTGTTGAAACTCCACGGCCGAGCTTCTCAGCAATGTGATTGATGCTCTTGCCTTGAGCGCGGAGCTCCACGAACCTCATCTTTTCGGCTATGTCGGCTTGTTCTGGCATACTTTTACGCCAAAGCGTCCTCTGTTTCAGCTTCTACCAGGTCAAGTTCAACCTGCGCGGCCGCACCGGCAAGATAATCCTCGGTGCACCGGAGAACCTCCTCCAAAGCCAGAATAGCGTCTTTGCTGAGGTGTTTGTCTGTCGGCTCTTTGTCCGACGGCGCCTCGAACTTCTCCGGGGGATTCAGGTTCAATGGCTTGTTGCTCGTGTTCAGCCTCAGGTGATAAAACGGGGCACAACCACGGCGCCCGTCCTTGCCTACAATCCGGATCCCGGAACACCGGAAGTGAGCGTAGACCTGCTCAGTGCGAACTTTGTCCACGTCGGTATCGGTGTGAATCGCGGTGTACTCCTTCGGATCCATCTCACAAAACCCATCAGCCAAAAGTGAGAATTTCTGAATCGCCGCGACCAACTCCGGTTGAGGTTGGCGCTCGAAGGTGACTTTCGGATAGGTGTTGCTGTAGAGCTGATTCCCGACTTTGAAGTTCTCCGTCCAGGAAACCTGAACGCGGTCATCACCCATGAGTTTTACCCGCTGGATGGTCACGCTTTTCGTGATTTTTACATCGCTCATTTGGACCTCCGTTTTGGTTGAATGTCCCGAAGAAATTTCAGGAAAAGGTTGTTTTCAACTACTTGTTTCTCTCCAAACTTCACACGGATTACGCGATCTTGCCCTTTGAACTGACTGTTTGCCCGCGGCAACTTCCCAGCTGATCTTTTCAACTGTTTCACTGGTTTTGGAAGAAAACTGCTCATGATTTTGCCACCTCGAGCTTGGGATCCCGGAATTTAATGTTGTGTTCATCCAAAACTTCCCACTCCACTCCGTATGGCTTGCAGATGGAGTTGATCCAGTCACGGTCCTGGAAAATCCTCCGGTTGATCACCAGACGCCGCCCGAGTTCGATCTCATGCCCCTCCGGCGTGCCGGTGTCGTGAAGCTTCGGCCCTGGGTAGGACTCCACGTACAATGCTTTCATCTTGATCCGGTAGGCCGGCTCAAAGACCTGCTTGTAAAATTCGTGGGCGGTCACGATGCGGCCTTTTCGGTTTCGGGTTTGTTTTGAGCTCTGAAAACCGGTGAATTCTTCATGGCTCTCCGGTAGCGCTCATCTGTGGGGGCTTCGTATATCGCGAAAAGTTTTTCGTATTCATCGCAGTACTGTTCAAATTTCTGAGACTCCTGCTTCAACCACCTGCTGCCATTTAGGTCAATACCGCGTTTGATCCAGTAAAGGCAGATCACTCGTTGGTCGTCATTAAGATCTTCCCGGAATTCCTGGAAGATGGTTTTCGTCTGCCAGTCAGCCGGCGGGATCCCGGTATCATCATGTTTCCGGAACTGACGAAGGTAAAACGCGAGCAGCTGTTTTGGTGATGGCGGTTTCTCTGTTTCTGATGCCAGCGCGTGTTTCTTGTACCGCTCGCAAAGTTCAGTGAAGCGATCGTCCGAGAGGTTTTTGAACGCGTTGAAGTAATGCGTCCAGTTTAACCTGGTCCCGAAGTAACCACCGAGATCGGAGATTTTGACTTCGCAGTGTTTATCGGTCACGGTGTGTTCTCCAGATTTTCGTCAAGGTCTTCAGGATTGAACAGCTCCTTAAACGGTGAATCACCAGATGTGACCTCTGAATCCTTCTCCGCGTTCTGGCAGATTCCCTTGAAATAATTCACCAGCCTGGTTGGTCCTTCCGGTGGTTTTTTCGGGAAGTTGGAGCGTGTTAATCGGTCCATTGCTTTCACGACTGTCTCAGGGGTGTGTTCTCCCCAGATCTCAACCGCGACTCGAGTTTGGAGGATTTTATCAAAACCACCAGGCTCGACATACCCGGTTTTTTCGAACCATGAAATCAAATCCCCAAAAGACGAGACCGATCGATCGACCGGCTTTTCAAGATCGGTTTTTTTGTCGATGTCAGCAGATGTCAACATCGGTACGTCAGCATCTGTTTCGGTCTCAGTTTCAGTTTCAGTCTCAGTTTCAGTCTCAGTTTGTGTACCGATGTTATCATTTTTTTGTGTTGTGTTAACATTTACCTTGTTTTTGTTGACACGTGTTAACATTAAAGGTGAAAATGTTACCTTGTGTCGGTTTTTTATGTCTTCCGGTATACACGATAGAAGAAACAGCTCCTCGAACACGACTACCGACTTCCGCCTTTCGGCGCTTTTCAAGAACCGTTTTTGGATCCCTTTTGAGGTCAAAACACCGTAATTTTGGAACACGGTTTTGTCAAAAAGATCCTCCTTCAAACAGGTCTGAATGATCCGATCCAGGGTGTCCAAATCGACCTGATATTTGATCGAAAACTTCTTTTTTACCCGGTCATCCCAGACCAGAAAATACCCTTTGTCCCGGTACACCCGTTCCAATAATTTGAAGTATACCCCGAACCCCAGAATCCCCGTCTCGGCCCATATTTCCAGGTCCACCAGCGGCGCGGT